AAGACCATGACCTGTAGCAAAGGTTATAGTTACTGTGGCTGAACCATTTGTTGTACTGAATGCGTTTGTAAGTGTTGTTGTAGATTTAATAGGGTGTATGTCATAAAATACACCACCAGAATAAGCATATAAAATTCTGTTAGTTCCAATTATTGAAAACTTAATACCACCTTTATTTACAATATGGTGCATAGCTCTTGCAGAGCCTGTTATTTCATTAGGTCCCAGTTGTTGCCATCCACCTATTTTTTCAGGTGTGTTGTATCTAAATCTAACATTATCACCATCAACCCATTGGCCTTCAGCTTGTGTGGGTGTTAGTTGTTTATTAAATCCAGGTAAAAAGTTTAGTTTCTGTAACATAAGTCTCCAGATTATATTAGATTACTCTAATTATCAACGTTTAAACCAAGATGGAAGACCTAAATGCGGGCGTTTGTCAAACATATTATCTTTAGATCCTGGAGTTTTTCTATTATTATAATGAAGAAATACTTGAGCACAATCTTTACCTTTAAACTTTTCTCGCCAATGCTCTAATTCACAACCAGAATAGACTAACATATCACCTGGTTTTAAATTTACTTTAATACCTTTTTTGCCAATCTCCCCTGATGGTTCTAAATAAATAGTCCAATCATCTCCACCAAGATTCATAGTAGTTGATATTTCACAACTGAATCTATCTTTATGTCTTTTAAGAATATCACCTTTTTTATAAATTCTTGCATAAGTATAAGCTGGATATAGTTTTAATCCTGTGGTCTTTTCCATAATAGGTTGACACTTCAACATTAAAGTTTCCATGGCTATATCAGAATAGTTTGAATAGGTATGTGGAATCTGACCATTAGCTCCTTCATACTCACCTAATAATGTTTCATAAGGTGAAATGTATCTTGCATTACGACAGGTATCCAATACTTGTCTTTTCATATGAAAATAGTTGTATAAAAATAAAGCTATATCTTTATTAATAGCTTGTTTTATAATTACGTATTTATTTTTTTTAAACGACATCTTTAACCATCTCTTTCGGTAAAGCTTGTATGTTCCAATGTATAAATCTAAAAGGCTCTATTCCAAAATCTACAGAAAACTCGTGTTCCAAGAACCCTGGAAATATAATTAATGTTCCAGGTTGAGGTCTAAAGTGAATTAGTTCATTACCATTAAGAATTTCTTTTATATTAGTTTTCATTTTTAGTTTTGTAGATCTAGCTCCAGTTCTAGGCTCATGAAATATTGGCATTGACGTTTTTTCATTTGCTTTCAAAAAGTAAAACCCTGATACATGTTGATTCCAATGCACATGAGCTGAATGATGTCCACCACCTTTTTTAGCAAACTCTTGAACCCACATCTCACTAAACACAGTAGTATATTGCTGCATATCAAAACCTTGATGATCTAAATATTCCCAAGACTTTTGACCAATGTAATCTCTAAAATCTCTAAAATTATTATCAACTGTAAGAGGTGTTGAATGATAACTTCTTCCAAAGTCACCAAACTTTTTTATATGTGCTTTAGCTTCTGGAAGATTTTTAGCAGCTTTAATATATTTATTAGATGCTTTAGTTAAAGATTTTAAAAACTCTGGTTTTTGTTCTGACCAAATTGTTGTGTTAAAGTAATTATTTATCTTCATATTATTTAAATGGGTATCCAAGGTTCCACATCACCAATGAATATCTAGTTCCTTTCGTTACAGGTTTAACTCTATGCCATACAAATGATGGAAAGACAATAATACTTCCTTTCGGTAATATCTCTTTTGCTTGTTTCAAATGCTTAGCTTCGTCCCTCATATGTGGGTCATAGTTTCTAAAATCAAATTCTAGTTCTCCACCTTCATATTCTGAACCATCTGTTAATTGACAAGTCATAGATAGTTTTCGAATTCTGCCATGCTCTGGATGATTAGGGTCTTTTCTGTCATAAACTTTATCCCAACTATCACAGTGCCAATCATAATATTGATTAAGTTTATATTTTGTAAACTGACACGATTCAGATCTTTCCCAATCAAAATTCCAACCTGCATTTTTATTAGCTAGATTTATATAAGGATGTAGTTCTTTATAAATCCAAGTATCATTTAACCAAACTAGATCAGAGTTTCTTTTTCTTTTCATATCTCTAACTTGATCTTTAGTTAATTTTTTATCACCATAGCCACCTGTTCTTGCCATAGTTTCTGCTTGTGTTAATCCATATTTTATAATGTCATCACAGATTTTTGGAGGTATGGCCGATGTAAAATACCAGTAATAATTAGATATATTCATAAGTTATAGTCTGTACAAAATTTAAACTATCTTTCTGATTATTGGTTATGTAATATATATTAGTTGATGGAAACATTATGAACATATTGTTTTCAAGTTTTATATCCCAACTTCTTCCCTTACGTCTATTGTCATCAAAATGGATTCTTACATTACACTCTTTAACTTCAACACCATATAACATAGTAAAGTCTGGAGAGTTACGTAGATCCACCGGATCAATATTTAATAGAGGAATTGTTGTCTCATTGGGTTTATAAATATTTCCCCACGTTGATTTGTTAATTAAATTTATATTGTGTTTAAGATTAATAAAATCTCTTATATAAGTGGTTAACTTATCAAAAGTTTTTGAAAATTTTAATTTTGTATCAGTTAAATTAGATTGTAAAATATAATGAGATAGTTCAGTTCTATCTATATCCCAATGTTTTGGCATTGAAACATTCCCATAATATATAGATTGCTCTGTTAATACTTTCTTTTGCATAACACCGCTAATATCTTTAATTTATGCTAAATCGTTTGTCAAGTCCCAAGTTTGATTTTCTTCATTCCAGACGTAATGCCAACGATGAGTAGATAAAGTATTTTCATCTGCTGGAGTATTTTGTGTAATCTGTTCTTCTGTTAATTCTGGAGCATCACCGATTGGTGATTTCCAAGAAGCTGATGCATTATGTTTTACCCAAGAAGCGTAAGGTTTTTTAGGCCAAAAGATTTGATCATCTTCATCCCAAGTCATGCCTATACCTGCGTAATTTCCTCTTAATGCTGTACCACCATTATTGTGTGTGCCACGAAATGTATTGTAAGATGTTTGAATCCACATTTGTGCAGGCCAATTATTATGTGTCTCTAAATATTGTTGTCCTACTGTTTCATCTTCCACGCCATCAGCGTTATGCATGTCAACATTGTTTAAAGTTAACACTACAAGTACCTCATTATTTTCTGATATTTTTGCAAAATGTGCCATAATTTATTCCTATTGAAATTTGTACCTTATTATTACTAAACCAGATCCACCATTACCACCTGTACTTGGTGCACCAGCACAAGCACCGCTACCACCGCCACCGCCTGTATTAGCAGTTCCTGCTCCACCACTTCCTCCTGGAGAAGAACCTCCTGCTCCACCGCCTCCTGGAGTTGCACTAGCTGCGGGTGCGGCTGGGTTATTTGAACCACCAGAACCACCAGATGCTCTTACTGTTGGTGTATTATTAATTGAACTTGTTGCTCCTGCTCCACCTGCTCCTGATGGTGGATAATTTGCACCTGCAGCAGTTGCACCACCGCCACCAGCTCCACCCCATCTATTGTAAGGTTGTGCTGATGGAGCAGTGCTTCCACCAGGGTTACCTTGAGAGGGACTAACTGGAGGTGTATTACCTGATCCACCTGCAGCATTTACGTTTGATCTTCCGCCACCACCTGAACCTCCTGGACCACCTACGCTGTTTGGACCACCGCCTGCTCTACCACCGCCAGCACTTGTTATACTTGAAAAAATTGAACTTGCTCCTTGTGATGCTAAATTACAACCAGCAGCACTTGCTCCACCTGCACCTACTGTAATTGGGTAAGATGCTGCGGGCACTGCTATTGCTGAAACACTACCTCCTAATGGACTTGCAGTATAACAACCTGAAGCTGCACCAGAAGATTCTCTATAACCTCCTGCTCCACCTCCACCTGCTCCATCTCGTTGACCACCGCCACCACCAGCTATCACTAAATAATCTGCTGTATCTGCTCCTGCTGGAGTACCTCCAGAAGTTACTACAAAAGTTCCAGGTCCTGTAAATGTATGAATTTTAAAATCACCAACAGTTGTAATTGTACCACCTGTAGCTTCAATAAAAGGATTTACTGTTCCTCCAGCACCAAATCCTAAAACTTGATAACCAAAAGATTTATATCTTCTTGAATCTATGTTTGATGTATTCTTACTTGAAGTAAGTTTATTTATTAAATCTTTCATATCTAAATTCCTTATGCGTCATTAGCTGCATCAGTAGTAAAGAATATTTTAATACCTAAAAGTCTTGCTACTCCAGTATATGTGTCTCCACCTACGTTTGCATCTCTAAATATTTGAAAGTATGTTTGTTGATCTACTGCAGGAGATCCTGCAATTGTAACTGCAGAACTTTCTGCTGAAACTTGTTGGTCTTCTACTGTTCCTATACCAGCATCTGTAATATTTACTGCTGTTCCAAAAGCAACATCAATAGTATCACTATCACCACACGAAACTCCTTGTAATCCAAATATACAGTC